CTGGGCAAACTATATTTATGATATTGAAAATTTAGTTGAAACTATTAGTGAAGTGTATGGCAATGATTCTGTAGTACAATATTATGGTGCTGTTAAATCTGAAGACAGACAGGAAGCTATTACAAAGTTTCAAAATCCAGACTCTAAAGCTAGGTTCTTTATTGGTAATCCTCAAACTGCTGGTTATGGTATCACCTTAACTGCTGCCAATAATGTAATTTATTACTCTAATGGTTATGATTTAGAAAAAAGATTACAATCAGAAGATAGAGCTCATAGAATAGGTCAAACAAAGTCAGTAACTTATATTGATCTTATAGCACCAAAAACTGTAGATGAAAAAATAGTAAAAGCATTAAGAGCAAAGATGAGTATTGCTAATACTATTATGGATGAGGATTGGCGTGAATGGATTTAAATGTAGATAGGATTTTCTAAGACAAAAGTATTTCTGTCGAAAATTACAAATCCACTAATCCCGTTTCGCGATTCAAAAATTTATATTCTATTTTCTGTATGTTAAAATCTTGTTTGATTTTGTTACAGATTTTCTCTACGTCAAACTTTGCACAAGAATAAACATCAAACTGCATTAGTGCAGGACTAACTTCATCCCAAACATGCATAGCAATGTGTGAAGTCTCAATAATTGCAACGGCTGTAATACCTCGGTTACCTTCCATGTGACAGTACTTAACATAAGGACCCATAAATATTTTCATATCTATAGAGTCTACAAATTCTTTCATCCACTCTGTTAGCTGTTCTTCATCAACAGGAGGTTTGACTGCTTCAGCACGAATAATTAAATGCTGATGCACTAATAAACTATTTTTCATAAAATTAACCTACGACTTTGCCGTCTTTCCATTCCATATCTGGAAGGCCTTCGGTATACTTTTTACCATCAAAGGTCAATACTTGTTTTCTATTTGAATCAGACTTGTGATAACTAATATGTATCCATCCGCCTGCGGGATCTTCGGGATCAAAATGCTCCATGATCAATTGATCATAGTCCACGTTGTTTTGTAACCAATAAGCAATTTTAATGTTAGGCACCGAATGAATTTCTAGATCGGCCGCCTGCCCCAGTGCATGTTGCGAGGTCTTTTTGCTGCCAATCGCTTCACAAAGCGCCTCCGAACGATAGCCGCTGGAAATTGTAACTGGTAAATCAAAGTGTGCTCGTAGTGGTTCTAAAATTTCATAACATAAATCCCCTAAGTTTTTTATCTCGCCTGCTCCTGGAGTATTATCAATACCCTTACGCGTAGCGGTCATTGATTTTGTCATCTCTTTTAAAGTAAAGTGTTTACTTAATTTCACAATAATATCCTCCAACTGGTTGTTTGTCATGGAAACCTTGTATCCAAATTTGTCCATTACCAGTAGAATAATTTGGATTCTTTACGTAGTATACTATCTTATCATACAACTGTGAACAAGACATTCCAGGTGGAACATCTATAGGTTTAAATTCATATAAAGTACTAGACAATACAAGAATTAATATAAGCTTCATCTTACCAACAAATCTATCACGAAGAGTGTAGTTGTGCCCGCAGCTACTAAAAGAACCCAATAGATCTTGTCTATCTTACCGCCCATTTTCTCGACATCTTCGTGAATATGTTTTAAGTCTTGTTTGTTCTTAACAATCTCTTTTTTAATTCCAGTCATATGCCCATAAAGGGATAAGATATGTTCTCTTGTTGTTTTTGGTTCTATTGCCATAGGTTATCCGTTTGGAAATACAGTTTTGTATTTCTCTGCTTCGGGTAATTGATTATAATTTAAGGCAGGTGCAGATGCAACAGCTGTTGCGGCTGGTTGTGGTGGTAATGGTTGCACAGGTATTTTACTTTGATTATTATTTGTTGAAGTAGGCATTGTTATTTCTTCACTACCGACTCCAGGAAATATTCTTTCCGGACTAGGTAAATCAAATCTAAAAGGTTGATCTAATTTTTGATATTTTAATTTTCTTATAATAGATTTTAATTCATATTTAGGATAAAAAGAATTAGCATTTATTACTCTATTAGTGCCTCTATCTTTTTCTATTTTTCTTAAATCTTTTAACTTACCTTCAAATCTAGGTTCACTAAAAGTCATAGGAACAAAATTTCCATTTAATATATTTCTTATATCTTTTCTAGACAATCCCCTATCTTTCATTTCTTTTTTAATGTTATACCTAGTTACCCCAAACTTTTTAGCTGTTTGAAAAGCTCTGTAAATTCTAAACTGTTCAGCCTTTGCATTTTTTTGAATAGCTTTAAATTCTTCTGTAACAGTGTCACCATATGAATCTAGTCTATACATTTTAGTAGATTGAAAAGCTTTAGTTCTAATCTTACTATAATCATTAATTAGAAAATCTATATTTCTATTGACGTCTACATCATAAGGTTTAACACCCGTAAATAAACCAGTTAATACATCTCTCTCATCATAAACTCTACCTTTGTAAGGCACACCTGTAATAGAAGAATACAATTGTCTTAGTGTAGTAATAGCTCCAGGTTCTAATGCTTTTGTCATATACTCAAAAGACTTATTCATTTTTTGTTCATCAGTATCTAACTCACCCCAAATTCTTTTACCACTTTTAGTGTAACCTCTTTTAATACTAACTATAGCTTCAATACCAATAGGTGTTGAGATAAATGGATCAAGTAATTCTCTCATTGGTCCTTCTTCATCAAACATTAAACCAAGCATAAAGTTCATAGAGTTTTGACTTGTAACTTCTTTTTTTTGAATAGCATTGTTTAATGCTCTCCATGGTCTTTGAACATAATCATAAGGAAGAATTGTAGATAAATCCACCATCTTAAATTTACCTTTCACAGCTTTTGTAATAGCTAATAACTGTGAGTTTCTTTGATATCCAGGAGCCAAGTTTGCTTGGTAATCTTTCATAATATCTTGAGTTAAACCTGTAATAGCTCCATAAGTTTTCATGATAGCTAAACCTTTAGCGCCTTGAGTTGTAAACATTCCAATCAAACCTCTGTATCCCATTTCTCTTAAGATAGGATCTCCAGATAAAATTTCTTTGGTAGATATATTCATTACATTAAATGTACCTCTTATAGTTTCAGCTGGGAATGCTACGAAGTTTCCAAGTGGTAAATTTCTAACACCTTTAATTAATGGTGGTACCTTACTATACGTAGGCATAGTATTTCTAACATAGTAAGCCGACGCTTCTTTGATCGCTTCGTCTAATGTTTTTTTACTACCATCATTATTAAACATATCTAATTCTCTACCTGCAACTTTGCTAAACCAATTTTTCATTCTACCCATATCTTTTCTAGCATAATCAGTTAAGAAAGATTTATACCAATTGTAACCATACCATTTCCAAACATGGTCACCGCCTGCATATAGTTTACCCATAAGCTCCACGATCCTAGCTTCTCCTGCCTTTTTAATAAAACCATCAAACGAGTTAATTCCTTTTCCTTTTTGAGTAGCTGCAAGCAACTCTCTTAATTCAGTTACAACTATGTTTTCATCTAGTGCACCATATTTAATTCCTTCTTCAATGTTAGCTGATAATTTTGCTTCAGCACTTCCTGTTAATTTTCCAGAGTTATAAATATCATCAAGTTGCATTTTAACTGAGTTAGTAACAGAAGCTCTACCACCAATTAATCCTCTCATTAATGCAAAATCAGCAGCAGTTATAAAGTTTCTTGATCCTGTTGCTGGAGAACCTACAGTCTTACCCCATTGAACACCTGCTTTAAACTGAAGCATAGTAGCATAACCAGGAATCTCCGCTAAAATATCTAATGGTCCTCTATTAGTTGTAAGAATTCTTGCTGTTTCTTTGTCAGTAAATAAATCACTTAGGGTAGTTTTTAATCCGGACATACCTTCTATTCTACCTATCTGAACTACTTCAGCCACTCCTTTTCCTGCTCGTGCTGCTCCAGCAGTTGTAAATACTTGACCATCTTTTAACATTGCTCTTGCTAAAGAATCATACATTTGTTTATTAGATACAGCAGTCATCATGTTAGCTGTAGTAAATAAAACATTACTTTTTAAATTTCTTTCTTGTCCTAATAATTTATTAATAACATTAGGTAGTTCTTCTCCCTTGTTTAAAAAATCATCTAAATTTAATCTCTCACCTATTTTTCTTAAAGTTTCAAAAGGATTTCTATTATCAACTTTACCCATTTGTAAAATTTGTTTTACCATAACACCTGAATAATTTTTAATAGCTTCGGATTTTGATACACCTTTACCAGCCGCTGCCACAGCTTCATCAATTAAATTTCTATCTTTATTAATAACTTTTTGAATAAAGCTTGAAGCATTTTTAAATATAGGATTACTAGTTGGCATTGCATAACCAGGATTGTTTAGAAATGAAAAAGACTTTTTAACATAACTTTTAGTTCCGGTATTTAATGCATGAGCAAAACTATCATCATCAGGAATAAATTTTTTATATGTTTTACTTATTTTAGCAACTTCATCTTTTAATAATTTAGCTGTACTTTTAAGTGTGTCAGGGAGATTACTTAATTTTCTTTTACCTTCTAGAACTTCTAATACTTCATCTAAATATGAATCCATTAGGGAAGGAGAAGTTTTGTTTGAGTTATATGATTTTTGAAATCCTTTAGCTAAGTCATAGGACTTAACTTCAATACTTTTTAATAAGTCTTGTATTTTTTTAGCAGAAGCTCTGATGTCTCTACTAGCAGATCCTTTTATAAATAGTGCTTCAGCTGTATTTTTACCAGCTGATCTAATCATAGAAATAGCATTGTCTATTCTTTTTAATCCAGATTTAATAGGATCAATATTATTAACTGTAAATTTTCTCCATTCTTTATAGTCGGGAAGTTGTTGTGTCCATTGTTTAGTTCTACCTAAACCAGTTAAAGCTACTCTAGTTCCTATTTGATTAAAAATTACATCTGCATTCGCTCTTATACCTTTAGCAATAGATGGTAAAACAATTGGATCTAAAGCTGCAGCTTTAGTAACTGCTGTAACTAAAGGATTTAAAACTCTTCCTGCAACGTCATAACCTATACCCACACCATAACCAATTCCTTTAACCGCTCCTCCTGCAGCTACTCCAAGTAATGGAAACAGTCCACCTATTAAAGCACCCTCTGCACCAAACTTAACTTTGTTTGCAAATCTAGCAGCAGCAAGCTCTTTACCACTTTTACCTTCTTCGTTAGTTCTTTCTAAGAACATAGGATCCATTCTCTCTTTTCCAGATGCTATAAAATCTGTAGCCCCTAAAGCTAAAGCTCCTGTTCCCATTCTTTGTGCAATGTTTGCACCTGATTGTATAAATCTATTTTTATTAACAAGTTTAGAATTTTTCATCCCCATTGTTTTTCCAACAAAAGGTTTTAATTTTCCTATGTTTCTAATTAATTTATCAACTACTTTAAAAGGCACAGCAAACTGAGTACCAAATTGAGTAATTTGCCCGGCTAATGTTTCAGGTTCTCCTGTAAAATTTAAAAATTCATCTGTTATTTCATCTAATTTTGTAGTGAAATTAGTATCAAAAGTATAATCAATACCTGTAGTTAATAGTTCACCTACAGCCTTAACACCTAAAGGCACACCTGTAACTGCACCAGTCGTTATGTCTGATATGATATCAACTTCTTTTTCAGTATCTCTTTGTAAGTAATTTTTAGGACTAAACTTACCTTCAAATATTCCTCTGTTAGAGTCAGTCTTACTTTCAAATAATAATCTTTCTGCGTCTGTAACTTCATCTAACCTGCCATCAGATATTTTTTTATTATATTTAAATTTTTGTATCCAAGTTTGAGGACCTAGTGTTGGATCTAGAAGCAATATAGAAAAGGGATTTATTACTTTATCTTTAGGTTCTTCTTTTTTTTCATAGATATTATTTTTACTAGTTTGAAATTCTATAGCAGCAGAAACTTCTTTTTCTGTCAATGCAGAGTTAGATGGTTTGTACTTGTATGGTACGTTGTCGGCCATTACGCCCCCGTTTGTTGTGGTAGGAATAGTTGTACGTCGTATTTAGTATTGAATTGATTTACATCAGCTTGTGTTTGAATTTCCGCAAAGTCAGCCAACGCTTCATAACTTTGAGACATTAATAAAACAATATCGTCTGTAACTTCTGGAGGTAATCTATCTCTTAGTTGATCATATGATATATTTATTTCGTTTGTTTCAGCGGGTACAGTTTCTGTTTCTTGAACGTTAACATCAGTCATTCCCATTGGAGTTTCTGTCATAATATTTTCATCCGCAGTCTCTGTCATCATGCCACCTTCAGCTTTATTTACTCTACCGCCTTTTGCCAAACCTGATAATCCTTTGTCAAAATCTTTTACCATTCCTAGTAATGTTTCAGTAGCTGATTTTCTAATTTCGTCTAGAGTTGCGTCTTCTCCTAGTTTTTCTCTAGCTAATTCCATAGCAATTTCTACGTTTGCTGGACTTAAAATTCTAAATTTAGAAGCTTTGTTTCCACCTTGTGCTATGTCTAATTTAGAATAATCTCTTTCGCTTTTCCAAAGAGTTATTTGAGCATCATCTGCATTTTCACCTTTTGCATTTTCAGCATTAATTTGTTCATTATAGTATGCATCAACTACATCCATATTTATTTCTGTAGCTGTTTTTTTATTAGCTTTAAGTATTCCTATATCATATTCAGACTGAACTCCTGTTAAACCTGTAGCAATATCACTTCTTCTATCTAATAATTTTTGATACTGAGCTTCATCCGCTGCTGCTCTTGTGTCAAAAGATGTTCCTAAATCTGTTCCTAGTTTTGATAATGACGGAGCAGCTGATCTTAGTGCTCCAAAAACTCCACTTCCTTCTGAAGGAGCGGCTAGTATATCTGCACCAGCACTTGCTATTCTTAAATAATCTCCTGTAGACATACGTCTTTTTTCAGGTCTTTCAGGCATTGGAATTTGTTTGTTAATAGACTCATACATATCTACAATGCTTCCACCTTCATAACCAGGTCTTTGGGCCATACCACCTTGAGCAAGTTTAGCTATACCCATTTGATCTATAACTTTTAAATCTTTTTTGTCTTCAACACGGCCACCTCTGAACATGGGTCTTCTTAAAATTCTACTCATTATTGTCCGAACATTCCTCTCACCGCGCCACCTAATCCAGCGGCCCCGATTCCTAATCCAAGTAACTGTTGAGTTGTACTTGGTGGAGGAGTTGATTGCATTTGTGTAGCTGCTGGGAATCCACCGATAACTGATGCTAACTGTGGAGCAACTAATCCTAGTTGTGTGTAATCTGCAAAGGCTGTTTCTCTAGCTGCTTCTTGGTCCGCGGCTAGTCTACCTTGTTCAATTTGTCTTTGTTGCCCACCTAATCCAGCTTGGTATCCACCTAAACCTTGTTGAGCTTGTAGTTGTTGTAATGCTTGTGCTTGTGAATTTTCAAAACCACCTTGTCTTAATTGAGATTCTTGCATTGCTCTAGCCATATCAGCACTTGCTTGATACTCACCCATCATTGCAGCTTCTCTACCACCACCAAAAGCTCCAGCACTTACGGCTTGATTTCTTAGTGCACCTAAACCTTTTTGTTGTTCTCTTTCCATTGATGCAAGAGAAGTATCTATTACATCTTGTTGGTAGGGACTTTCAAATTGTTGATATCCTTGTGGACCTAGTAAATTACCTAAACCAGCTGCTGCTGTTTGTGCTTGTGTTTCTAAACCAGTTTGACCTGCTACAAAATTTCTACCGGTATAAGTAGAAGTAGGTATTGAAGTACCTAATAATCCTAAACCTTTATTTGTTATACCAAGACCAGCGGCCTCTACGAATGGTTCCCTTAACTGTCTTGTTATTGTTTCTGGCATTATGCTTGTCCTTCTAATTGTTTCATTTGATCGTACATAAGGTCAGCACCTTTTTGTACACTTCCACCACCTGCTGCTCTTACTGCATCAGCTGTCATTACAAATTCGTTTTTAGATAATCTTGCCGGAACATCATCTGCTCTTTCTGCTTTACCCATAGGCACAAATCCACCGCCTCTTAAATCCATTTCGTTACCACCCATACTCATTAGTCCACCATTAGCAGCCATCATTCTTTCAGGAGCAATTTGTTCTTGAATATTAACACCCATTCCATTCATAATCCCACCTCTAGCTTTATTTTCAGCCATGTCTTCTTTCATAGCTTGAGCCATTGCTGATGCAAAATCCATACCTTCGTCTTGTAATTCTTTTACTCTTTCCATCAATCTATCATCTACAGATCCGCCGTCCGCGAGTCTAAGTTCTCGGATCGGTTGGTTTTCTAATTCAGGATATAACATGTCGTATCCTTTTTTAGCATAAGTTAAACTGTCATCAAATTCTTCATACTCATCATCTTTGTTTCTTATAGTTGCTTCTACTAAATCTTTCATAGATAATATTCCATCTACATCTTTATCTATCGCATCCTGATCTTCTCCAACAAAATCTCCATCAGCATAACCAACTCTACCGCCGGTTCTATATCCGTATGTATCTAACATACCATCAACTTCATCCATGTCCCACGTTCCGGTACCTTCGTAAATTGCTCTGATAGCTGCTCTTCTACCTGCTTTGTCATTGATACCTTGAGCTGCCATTTCTCTATTGTATTTTGCTAATGCATCTTCATTTAATTCTGCTGCTTTTATTCCAGCGTCTATGGCTCCTAGACCACCCACAACTTTAACTGCATCCATACCTTTTGGATCAGCAAATCTTTTTGCTGATTCTGCAAAAGATTTAGCATCTTTTCCTTCTCCCGCTGTGTTTAAAAATTTACTTAATCCTTTAAATTTACCAGTGTCTCCAGAATATTTAGTAAGGCCAGCTATACCAGAATCTAATGCTGCAGGTGCTGCTGCAAATGCACCGGCTCTAAGAACATCTTTTAAATCTGCTTCATCATCAGTAAGACCTCTAGCTAAAGCTGCTTTTGTAAAACTTCCACCTATAGCTCCAAGTCCTTGGAAACCTGGTATCATTGCTGCTGCATAAGGTATAAAAGGTCGTACCTCTTTAGGTATTAACTTTTTAACTTTACGTCTTAATCCTGAAAAAAATCCCATAGTTTATATCTTTATTATATTGTTGAATGGCAAGATAGCAAGTCTTGTATGTATGCTAGTGTCAGCCATTTTACTCGTTTTTATGCTTCTAGTCAATCTAGAATATATTAGTTTTTGCGCCTAAATCAAAATTTGCAACAGTTATATTAACGTCTCTACGTACGTGTTCTGGCTTAGTTTCTGTATTAGGATCTTGTATATCAGCTAACGCTTCGGCGTCAGAATTATACTCTTCATTTGTTAATGTATTGGTTAAAGTTACTTCACATTTAGGTACTATAATTGGTACTTCTTTACCATCAATTAATTCATATCTTATTGATGATTCTGTTTCTATAAATGACATTATCTATCCTCTCTGTTAATTTCTAAAATTGATGCAACCACAAACAATCTATTTGCATCAGCTGCAGTTACTTCTAATACTTCATTTTCTAACATAATTAATGGTTCAGTCAATAGTTGATCTGATGCATTGGCACCTACAGCTTTAGTTTTAAATAAAGTAAACTTAGCAGCACTTGCTGGATCACCAGCAAACAAATCTAAAGTAATTGTAGTAGCACTGCCACTATCACTACTAACTAAAATAGATTTTACAATAGACCTAGAGTTTGAAGGTACTGTATACAAAGTTGTAGCAGTAGCGGCTGTTAAATCTAATTTTGAATTTTTATATATATTTGCCATATTAGCCTAATCCAAACCAAGTATATCTTTCTTGATCTTCTTTTAGTTGTGTTAAAAATGTAGCGTTTAATTGTTCTACAACTGTAGCCAAAGCTCTGTTAATCTGTCTTTGATTATCTTCACTATATTCTTTTCTAGGCTCAGGTAATCTTACTACAATTTTTGTCATTATCTTCTTCCATCTGGTTGTAGGTCAGCTTGGAAAGTACCAAATCTCCATGACTCCCCGGCTCCTACGTTTGCTATCTTGAGAGCAGCATATCTACCTCTAGCTCTGGTATCTACTTTAGTAGTAGTTGAGGTAATTGTAAAGGGACTTAATGATGTTACTGTATTAGGATCTGCTGGATAGTCAGCTACAGAAAGAGTTACTTCTGCACTTCCTGTCAACACTTTAAAGTTAGGTAAGAATCTTCTCATAGCTAAAAAGTATTCAGCAGCACCTTGATCTGTTTGTAAAGAGAAATCATAAGATTGAATAAAAGATGTTAACGTTGTTATTGTACCATCTGGATTAATTTGATCTGTTCCTATTTCATGCTCAAAGAATAAAGTTTGACCTAGTCCTGTCTCACCAATGACATTTGGGAATGTACCTGTGTTAGTACTTTTAAAAGCTGTAGCATAAGGTTTTGGATAAATTAAAGAATCAATCCAAGCCGTTCTTATAGAATTAGTATTGACTCCTGTATACCAATTTCCCATTGGTAAACCTGGAGTATTATTTTGACCATAGTTATATACTACATATCTATCATTAAAATCTTGTCCTGCACTTGGATACCACCATGTAACTTCGGTAAACAAATTATTAATACCAGCACAAATTTGTTGACCTTTAGTTGTATCAGCATCATCATAAATATAATCTTCTACTGAACAAGGTAATGAGTTTACAGTACCATCAAAAGAAAAGAAACCATTGTTAGACATCCAGTAAGCTACACCATCAATTTCAATAGCTGCATTCTTACCTATTAATCCACAGTTAGTACCCACTTGCTCAAAGCCAAATGTAAAAGGAGCTCCAACAAATTTCATTGTATACAAAGAATTATCTGTCCATACTAAAATGTTTTCCTTAGCTGCAATGGCTCCCATAATTTTCGTACCATCTTGTAATCTTTGAGAACCTGCTGTGTTAGTTGCTTCAATAGTATATGTATTTATACTTTCTTGATTAGAAAATCTAATAAACATATCATCTTGTGTAGCTGCGTCTCCAATAGTTACCTCTGTTCCAAAATGAATTAAGTGTCTAGTTGTAGGTGATATTAAAGTTTCTCTGGTAGCTGTAGGATTACCTACTCCAGTAGTTATAGCTGTTTCAAATCCAGATGTAGTAGTAGAAGCTCGTGTTGTAAATCTTGCAGAAACTCCAGCATTCCATGTAAAAGTTTTACCATTAGAAATTGTTGCAACTAATACTTGACCAAAATTATTTAAAGACCATAGTGCAGGTTCTAGTGTTACTGTAGATGCTTCAACTGCATTACCCCAACCTGTAAAGTCCGTTGCATTAGTAACAATTGCTTCATCAGAATGAGCCGCGGCCGTCGTTCCTTTGGCCCCACGTACTGCTCCGGTTAAAGTGTTTGTTCCTTTGCCAGTGTAGGTAATAAGTTCTGATCCAATTAAAAGTGTACCTGCTGTAGGAAACCCTGCGTTAGCTGTTACAGGAATTATATTAACTGAATTACTTATGTTACCATTTAAATCATTAGTTAGTGCTCCAGAAACTGTTCCGCCAAATTCACCAACACCAAAACCATATCCATAAGTTTGAGCTGCCGGACCAAATTTTTGATAAGGTTTAACAATCATAGATCCACCAGTTGATACTGCACTGGTTGCTTGATTTAAAGAATCAATTGTAAAAGTTGTAGGAGTTGGAACTAATAATACTTGAAATAGTTTATCTTCAAAATCAGCATTTGCCAGTCCTGTACCACTCGGTAAAGTTACTGAATCTAAAACAATCATATCTCCTACTGCCAATCCATGGGCCGCGGTAGTTGTAACAGTACAAGTTTTAACTGATGTACTGTTTGTTGCTAAGGTAGATGATGTAAATGTAGTTAGTGTTCCAGCATTGTTACTACGAAAAGGAGTTATATCAAAAAGTTGTCCTTCAAAATAAAGAAGTAAAAATTTATCTGTACCTATAGCTGTGTATCTGTTTCCCTCTAAATCAACAAAGGAATGTAATTTTCTTGAAACACCTACGATACTTTGGTTAAGTAATGATTGCCATCCTCCAACTTTTTCTGGAAGTCCATATCTAAATCTAGTGTTATCTGAATCTACCCAACGACCTACCGCACCAACACTGGTATCTTGTTTATCTATTCCTGGTGCAAATTTAATTTGTTGAAGAGCCATCTGTTAGCTCCTATGCCGTATTCGTTTTATACGCCCAGCCTCTTGTAGAATCTATGTATACTAAAGTTATGGCTTGACCATTAACGGCTAATGCTAAATTGTTAGTACCAGAATTAATAGGTTGACCATTTCTTGCAACGGTCACATTGTTAGATCCAAAAGTTCCTCTTGCATCAATAATAACTACTTCATCTCCAATTGCTGGAGAAGCTGGTAATGTAATTGTAACTGTTGTTTGAGTTGTGTTTATTAAAAGTTGATCACCTGCCACTGCTGTGTATGCGGTGATAGAAGAAGAAGTAATAGTAAGATATCCTTTTTGTGTAATAGCTTTAGTTGTATTAGAACCATCTGATTTCACAAGCATTATTGCTGCTACTGGAACGGGTAACGCTGTTCCACTTGCTGTCTTTACACTTAGAGTAAATTTGTTTGCTGTAGTTCTATCTGTTGTATCTTCTATTATAAAAACTCTTTCAGAACCTGAAGGCATAATTAAAGTTTGGTTACGTGCTAAAGTTCCGGTTAATTTAAAATATAAATTTTTACCATTAGATACTGCACCATCAGTTATAGGTATAGTAATATCTGCATTACCAGCCATAGATAAAGATAAGAAACCTGAAGCTGCTTGTTGTAAAATTTGTAAGTTAGTATTTGTAATAGAGCCCCATAGACCAGCTTTTTCACCAGTTGCTACAAGTTCTAATTTTAAATCGTTTGAATAAGTTGATGCCATATTAGTAAGGTTCTATTTTTGTCCATGTCATATTTACTCCTGGAATAATTTCATTCCAAGTAATAATCCCTGGTTGTTTTGAATCTACAACTAGTTGAGATCCTACAGGAGTTATTAACGCTGTTCCAGTTACTGTAACACTTCCTGTTGATAAGGTCAACGCATTTCCAGTTACATTTGCTGTAGCGCCTCCAGAGGCTACGACTGTGCCAACACTTAATGTAGTAGCATTACCAGTAACAGAAAGGTTAGCATCTGCACTAATTGTTACAGTTCCTGTACCTAATGTTAATCTATTTGGATTTGGAATTTCAACAATAGTACCGGCTATAATATTAACATTACCAATACTAATCTCTAAGGCATTACCTGTTACTTGTATTGTTACATTGTTGTCATCATCGACCGT